CCTCCAGAACCTGTAGCAGTTACTACAGGAGGTCCTCTAAATCTTACTGTATCACTCGTTGATCTTTGATGATCAATTGAATAAACATTTACAAAAGTACTTCCTCCATATTTTATAGTTTCAAAAGGATTATTACTTAACATAATTAAACTAGCTACAGAAGCAGGTTGAGGTCTCGCATTTCTTAATGCTTGCGGATCACCACCATGGAATCGTGGATCTAATTGAGGTTGTTTAGGTTCATATTCAGAATAGTGAACTAAAAAACCATTCCATTCTTTAACCATTTCTCTGTATGGAAATGCCATTCCTGATCTATCAGAAATAGCCATTGATCTTCTACCTTGAGCAAAAACTCCGGCCATTATACTCCATCTCCATAAAATGTTTGGGGCGTAATATAAACTGATGTTTGTTCACCATCTGCTTTCATTGCCCTAAGCATTTCATCTTCATAAATTAATTTTAAATTTGGTGTTTGCTCGGGTGAATATTTCATACTTAAATAATAAGCTAATCCAGAAACTAAAGCTGGATAAAATCTAAATATTGTATCGGAAGTATTTGTATAAGCACCTACATCTTCTATTTTTCCCATATAATAAAAATGAACTAAATAATTTGCTCCAGAAAAACTAGAACTAGGTGTTGTATATAAAAATAGATTTGGAGAAGCGGTTATCGTTCCCGCTGCATTATATACATATGCTTGTCTTTGAATATAATACTGTGAAGGAGTTCCTTTTGCTAATTTATTAGGTAAAGCTGAATAGGTAGATCTACCTATTTTATCTAAGGCTGTATCTACCGGAGCTGTAGCTGTTGTGTTGTTTCTAACATAAACTTCTAATATATCACTGATGTCAGTTGGAAAATTTGTAGTATCGTTGGTATAATTATATTCTGCCTGTCCATCTACTAAAGGAACACTTCCTAATTTAACTTTCCAAAGATTAACTCCACGATTGCCCCATTCGGACAATAGAATATTTAATGAACGCCTAGCACTTCTTAATTGATAACCTGTTCGAGTACCGCGTACATTTGTTCTTTCATACGCTTCTTCAATGATTTCATCAATTGAAGGATTAAAGGCTGTTGTTCCTGAAGTAGCCATTTATCCTCCTATCCGTAATAGAATGTTACATCTGCAATTGTGCCTAAAGAACAGGTTGGATTTTCTCTACATCGTAAACCCGTCCCCGGAAGTGTTACATTGTATACAAAAGGTGCTGACGATCCATCTGGGGTCCCCCAAACACCTAAAGATGTTCCATTATCTTCTATATCAATAGTACCGGCTCCTGCTGTACAATTTGCAGAAAATCCTAAAACTCTTGCAGGTCCTGCAAAAATTACTTGGTTAGCTGACGTACTAACTATTCTTTTAGCTTTTATATCTACTGGATATGTACTCATAATTGTTATCTCCGATTTTGTGAGCTCCCGAAGGAGCTCACGTTATTTTATTATGAAAGGTTATTGTTCTGCAAGTAATTAATAGTTACTGTAGCAGCACCTGCTGACGCATCGTTGTTTGCACCATTATAGATGTAACCAACTTTGATGTCAGTAGTTCCAATATCTTTCCAGTTTGTACATAATGCAGCTGTTCCCATAGCGATTGAACCGATTGCTGATATGACTGTGTCATTAACATATAAGTCCGTATCTGCAGATGAACCAACTTCTAATAAATCACTACCTGAATCGTTGAACGCAGTTTCTACGTTAACGTCGACAGATACGATTTGAGAGTTAGCTGGAATTACCACAGTTGTGTCTGTTGCTGAACCTTCAGTTCCATAAGCAAATGAAAATGATTGAGACATTAACACTTGACCTGTGTTTTTAATATCTGTTCCCGCAGTAGTACCAGTCGTATTAGGAATAGTACCAGCTTTAATTGGGCCAGAAAATGTAGTTGTTGCCATAATTATAATCCTCCTAGATTATGTAGATCTAGTCTCTAGGCCGTCGACTATACGCGTCTAGATCTAATTAATAATTGTATAGTACTTCATCTATACCCCAAATTTAAATTTGGCGCAAGGTATCCTTAGGAAAAAATTGATTTTTGATAGCGCTTAAGTGGCTATCGAAACTTGAGCCTTGGATTCATCTACTTTATTACGGAGAGTAGATTCTTCGAACTCTTTGGCAATGATTTCTTTAACAATTTCCTGAATTTTTTTATCAATGTAGGACATATTAATATTATATTTGCCCTCCTTCAGGTGCTCCTGTTGCCACTCTAACTCCAAGGACCTCTTCGTAGTGTATAGGTCTTGTGTCATCTATAACCTCCTCATAGGTTATTCTTCGGGTATCTTTAAACATTCCCGTTGATTCCCATTTTATACTCTTTTCTCCCAATTTGTCAAGGATAGATTTTTCAATGGAAAGGGCATTATCCTCCGCTAAAATTTCAAATTTAGCGTGATAATCGTATGCCCAGATATTTATGAGGAATTTTTTCATTTTATCTTTCTATATTTAAAATGAGGCCGTTTTGAGGCGGCCTCATTAATTAGTTATTACGCACCTTCAACACCGAAGATACCTCTATAGTCGGATACTCCAAATGAGTATCTTTCTCTAGCTTTGTATCTTACGTTTCCAGTTGAGAAATCACCTTCCATTTTAGTTTGGATAGGTAATCTATCGAAATGTTTCATTCCGTTAGGAACATCCGTGATGATGTACCAAGAATCAGTATCTGTTAGATAGTGATTGATTCTGTAACCTTGAGGAATCATCCCCATGTTTTTCAGAGCATTGATATCATTATCCGCTGTTCCAACTCTTCCTTGAGATTTTAACAATCTTTCAGAATTAAATTGATTAGCAGGCGGAACAATCATTTTCATTCCTCGAGCTGCAATTTTCAAGCCACGTTCATCAGTCATTGCTGCAATGTCAATCATTGCTTGCTCTAACGATGTTTCGTTTAAGTCTGCTTGAGTTGTTAACGTGTTTTGAAACGTTGGCCCAATACATGGATGTGATGTGTTAAACAAAGAAACAGCGTCCCCTGAATCATAGTTGTCTGTAGTAGGCAACCCTTGATTTAAAGGTACAACTGCTTTGAGTTGTTTAGCATTAGACATGGATCGAGCTAGTGCTTTTGTATAACGAGACGCGAGTCTGTCATACAAGTTATCTTCCATTGCTTCTTCAGTTAAAGCAAATGCAAGAGCTACTGTTTCATTAGTATATCTTGCAGTGAATGTTTCCTGAGCATTGTCATAAGCAACTGCTGAACCTTCCGGTTTAACATATGCGTTAGCAAAGCCAGATAACATTACTTCTTCTTCAAAAGCTCTGTCAGATGACTCAGTTACATAAATTTCTTTATGTTCCTGATCGTATCGTTTGTACTCCAAGCCAAATAAAGCATTAAGGCCTGGTTCTAGTTCTTTAACTAGTTGTTGTCGTGATATAGCCATAATTTATACTCCTTATCCAGCTCCTACAGTACCTACTCCATGACCAAATAAATGCATGTTAACCAACACGCGCCAATTTACATTGCCGCCTGTATCAGTTACATCATTATTTTTTGGATCACGAGAAGTACCAATTATTAAAAGTTGAGCAGCGGCATCACTAGAAGCAGCAATTGTGCTGTCATCTAGTTCCGAGTTGCTCACCCCATTTAAAGTACTACCACCGAAATTTACTAAGTCTGCATTCGAAAATATATCCGCTAGTGTTGACGCTCCGTCATTGTCTGATTGAATTTCAAACATTTGATTAGGATTGTCATAAACAAAAGCTTCAATATCTTTAGATGAAGGCGGTGTTATGCTTCCAGGATAGTAGTTTTTAAACGTAGGTTTCAATGTAGTTGGGTCAACATAAAAACATCCCCAGAATGCGCCCATATTAGGTACAGCTCCAGCAGTGGAGATAGCGATATATCCCGCAGCTGCAACAACTGGTGACCCTTGATAGATTGCTGTTCCATAAGCAGCGTCTATCGCATGTGAACTCATTCCTGTGGAGTCGTCTGCTTGACCAACTGACTTTAACGGTCTTAGACCGAAAGCCGCATCTTGATTAGCCATTATTTTCCTCCGTTGTCTATAAAATTATAGACGGTTAATTAAATTCGTTGATTGCAGAAATTGTTAATAAACTATTTCTTACCACCACCGAAGGTTTGCGTCGAGTGTCTATCAACAGTGATAGGCATACTCGGGTGCTGATCCCTCAGTAGATCTGTTTTGATAGCATCGTCTTGGTCCTTAGCTTTATCAGCATAATACTTTTGACGTGCTTCGGCGATCTCGTTAGGCACTCTGGCCAGCAACAGCCCACCAACTCCAATGACGCCTGTATATTTACCGGATTCAACAACGGGATAACCTTGATCTTTGAATTCACTAGCCATAACTAATGTGTATCCTGATCGTAGGCGACCTGAAATATTTTTTTGGTCATCAAAACCAAGACTTTCAGATCTTATCCAACGGTGCCTGAATCCATCTGGTGCAGGCGGCGCATCTAAAGATGACGGCGGTGTCCATACAACTTCTCGAGCTTCTTTAGCTCTAGTTTCGGACGCGCGAGGGGCTTTTTTCACTTTATCAGTTTCCATATGCTTAGGTCTCCTTCACGTTATTTAATTGTTTCGCATACTCTTCCAGTGGCACATTCAATTTATTAGCAATTGCTACTTGTGAGGATGTGAGTTTCACAGTTCTGCGTCCATCTTTGTAACCTGTTCGCGTAGCCGAAGCTACAGTTTGTCTAGGTTTGGACGTTTGTACTGTAGTATTACCAAATTTGTTGGGGAATTCAAGCTTTATTCTTCGATCCAATTCTCCATAGTAATCTGTAGATTGTGGATCGTAGCCTTCATCATCAACCAACTTCTTATGAAGATCAAAAGCTGTGTAGGTCATGGCATTATCTTTGCCAAACCAACTGTTCTTTTGTGCCCATTCGGTTGCTCTTGCATCCGGCGTAGGTTGAAGAGGTGCTTGAGGTATTGTCCCTTCACTTAAGGTTTTACGTTGTTCTTCTTCTTGCTTTTGAGTTACTTTCATTTCAGCAAGTCTTGCTTCTTCATAACCCAATTTAGCAATTTCTTTTTGTGCAGTTACTTCAGCGCCAATATCATTCGCTTCTCGAGCATTTTTAAGTTTGCTTTCAGCAGCAGTTACACTGGAAGTAATACGATCTTCCATCTCTTTGACATACCCCGTATCTAATTTAGAGAGTCTGTCTTTGAGAGATCTTTGTTCTCCTTGCACAGATTTAGCGTAGGTGAGTGCAGCTTCTCTTTGACGTTCTGCTTCACGCATACGTTTTGTTAGTTTAGCAATACGTACTTTTACGCCTTTGCTATAGTCTTCTAGTTCTTCTTGTTTCTGGTCTTCTGCTTCAGGTTTGCTTTCCTGAACATCAGGCTGCTCATCAGATTTCGCAGGTGCGTCATCGGACTTAACAGGCTCTTCAACAGATTTTTCATCTTTTACCTCCTTTTTTATTTCTACTACGGCTTTATCTTTTTCTTCTGGCAATGTGACTTCAACATCTGGTCCACTGGTGTCAATATCAATTGTTTTTTCTTCTTTAACTTCTTGAGCCTTTTTTTCTTCGTCAGGCATAGTTTCCTCCTATGTTAATATTCATGCAAGATATCCTCTGGATTCTTGATGGTCGCTAAGATCTCATCATCATTAAGCAACCGTACTTCTCCACCCTCTATTTTTATTCGAGACCCTGCATAACGAGCGAACATAACCCAGTCGCCTACTTTACACCAAGGTCCTTGCTTATAACGATTTTTGTCCCGATAACAATCAAGACCCATCGCTAATACGTTTCCACATTGAGAAGCCACTTGTTGCTTTTCTAATGTGTCTTGTCCCATTAAAATTCCCCCTTTAGTTTTTTCTCCCATCTTAAAGGGTAGTACAAGAATTCTCCAACCTGTTGGTTGCGGGAGCTTTGTTGATTCTTTGGTAATTTGTTTTGATTTTTTTAACCCAACGAGATCAGCTTTTGGTAGGGTGATCTTGGGGCTTGATTGTAACAATGTTTCCGTCTTCATTTGGCTCCTTGTTTTTTAGCAGGTTAGAGATTTCCTGTAAAATATAATGATACGTTCGTATCTGACCTAACATATATTGATATTTATCAAAATTGTCAACACCACTGATCATACCATTAACAACATCATCACGTCTGAGTTCGACTAACTTCTTTAGTTTAAATAATAATTGGACTCCGTCCATAATTCTTTCTTAAATTTTTTAGACTCTTCCACCTTTCATGAAAGCTCTTCCTAATCCTCTTTGAGCAGTTCCTCCACCTTGAATAGGAGTTCTTACTTCTACTCCACCACTAGGATAACCAAATTGGTTGTTGCCTAAAACCGGCGAGTATCCAGAGACGTGGCTCATACTGCCGCCATCGGCAGCTGATTTTCTATTCATTGCTCTAAATGTTTTAGCTAGATTATATCTTTTAGAACCTGGAGGACATGTCTTGCTTCCAAACTTCTTGCCTGTGCAAGGTTTGTCCTTACGCATGTTCTTAGTTGCTTTTTGTATCCACTTGTCGTCTGCCATTATTTTTTCTTAGCTCCATTACGGAACACTTGAGTTCCTTTTATTCCAAAAATGCTGGCTACGACTGTAATCCATAAAGTTTGGAACCACAAGGGCAAAGCACCAAAATGATGAAAGAAAAGTTCCACCTTCTCCATCATTTGCGCGTCGTCACTGAAGACTCCCCACGCCAAAACAATTATCGGCGCCGAAATAATGACAAGGACGATTTCGTCCTTAAAATCGTTATCTCGCGATTCTAAAAGTTTGCCTTGGTAAGATTCTTCACCTCGCGCCATGCGCTCGGCATGCATTAAAGCTGCATCAGACATCGCGGCTTTTGTCTTTTGTCTATTCTGATAGATATGACTCCCTGTTTTCAGAGCCATCTTTGCTAATCCAAACCACATAATAGTCCTTTAAAAAATAGGATATGCGCACAACGCGCATAAAATTTTTAGTACCACTTAACTGTGGATTTTTTATCTTTTAACATTCTACGTTGGCCACCAACTTTATTAACTGTCGGTATTCCTTCAGGAATTTTAACCTCAACACCACCTTTTAGGTAGCCTTCCTTATTCAGGAATTGTTTTTGGTTAACGCCTTTGTAGAAAGGTTCTTTTTTATCTGCCATTTTTACCTCCTAGGTCCTTTTAATGTACGAACATCTTTGGCTTTCATTCGTGCAATATCTATTTTAGTTTCATCCGTCATCTCTTGCTTAGCCATAGATGTTTTAGCTCGTAGTATAGCCAATTCTTCGTTTTGTTCAAGCTTATCATCTTCAATACCTTCACGGGAAAGAAGTTTAGCTCGTTCTACATTCTTACGTTGTTCCATTTCTTCATCTTTTCTCTGTGTATCCATAGCTTTTAAGTCTACTTCTCTAGATTTAAGCTTTAATAACGGATCATGATCGAATTGAGAAGTGATTTTCTTTTCTTCCTTCATGAAGTCTTCACTAATTTCAGCAATCAATTGGGCTTTTCGTGCTTCCATCTTTTGTTGAATTTGTTGCATCTGCATTTGAATCTGTTGTGATTGCGGATTATTCGGAGTCTGTGGCATTTGTCCAGCCATCTGTTGTAACTGTTGAAGCATTTTCATTTCCTCTGGAAACTCCATTTGAATCTGTTCAGCAGCCATTAAAGAAATGTGTTCTAGAATATTTTTTTCAATTGCAGCCATGACGATTGGATTATTTCGAACCATGTTTAAAGCCATAAAGTGTAAATGTGCTGTGACATGTGCTTGATGGTCTTGTCCCTGATACGCCTGAAAAGGTTTCTGGGCTAAAGCATCAATGTGCTCTAACGCCGGATCTTTTGGTGCAGGGGGTTGCGGAGGAGGTAACACCTTATCGATGTCCTTTATTCCTAACGCTACATACATCGAACGATAACATTCGTATAAGTTATGCATTTTTGGGTTTGACATAGCTAACTGTAATTCAGTTTGAGCCATACTTATTCGTTGCGTTTGCGAAAATATATTCGGATCAGCAACGGGTAGAATATCAATCCTCTCGTCAAAATCAGCTGCTTTGATCGTTCTCTGCGCACCCACAACATCATAAGGATATTCTGGAGGTAGATATTGACCAAAAATTTTTGCAAGTAATGCGAACTCTTCTTTAAGCGCTGCGTACACTCTTTTGTGAATAGCAGACATAACTCTTGAGCCGCGTTCTAATAAAGCAACTGTAGTTCCTACAGCTGCGCTTTGATTTCCATCACCGACATTTAAGTCAGCGATAGATGCAAATCGTTGTCCTGCCGCTACAACTGTTCCCATTAATTGCATTAGAACCGGTGAAGGTTCTTTGTAAGGCAGGTTCATAAATGAATCTTTTAAAGTTCCGCCGGGAGCATCAACGTCTCTCCATTCTCCGGGTTGAAGAGGAGAAGCATCGTCTCTAATACGAATACCTCTCATTTTAAATCCAGCGGGTAAATTTGATAATGTCCCAGCATCTAATAATTGGCGGAGAGCGACCGTTGCGGTACGACTCAATCCGCCAATCATATGTATTAATCCGAAACCATAAAATCCAAGTCCAGGCAGAAATTTGAAATGGACGAAATATTGGATTTTCTTTTTGGTTGGATCGTTGGGCGCATAGTTCCTTCTTATCGAAAGAACTGAGCGGCTACCCGAATCGATTGTAACGATATAGGGCAGTTTGATACCTGTTGGTTCTCCAGTTTGTGGATTAACGTCTTCGAAGCCTTCCAGGTCCAAATTTGTATGACACTCAAAGAGTGTAAATATATCTTCAGGTTTAGTTTTCTTTTGACCGTCAATTTCTTTTTCTTTAGCGGTTAAAGGATCCTCAAACCATTGCGGAGTTCCTAAATCGATATCTCGATAGAAGCCCGCGAATTGTTGTTTTTTAATTTCGTTTTGTGACATTTTAATAATGTGCATGATCGTTTCAGCGTCTTCGAGTGAAGTTGCTGAATAAGGTACCAATAAATCATCAGCAGGAACAAATTTAGAAACCGGTGCTCCTTCTACAGCATCATAATAAACTTTTTTAAATGTGGATCCTGCGAGTGGTAGGTAAAATAACATTTGATCAAAATCAGATTCATATTCTTTCATCTGATCCATGATCTG